CGTACCATCTTCTTTAGTTTCATCAACATACTTATAGTGATGACTATAACTATTATTCATCGCTTGGCGATGAGAGAACGCACCGACAGATTCTTCCTTATAACAAGTGGTACAGAAACTAGATTTCTTTCCTGCGATCATATTTCTACGCAGTTCTTTCATCTCTTCACTGTTCCATGCTTCTTTCATGGACTGATTGATCAGAGATCCCGTCTTGAATTCTCTAGGAGCTCCATCACATTCTCCAGCAAGATACTCTAATGGATTATCTTTATCAAATCCATCATAGTCAAGCATCTTATCAGTATCTTCATTCTCTTCTGTTTCGAGAATAGGCAACATGCAACATGGATATACATCACCATTACAGTTCACGTTCATGTGAACCCAGGGAGCCATACAAAATACTTTGTTAAATTCTGTCATCGGAAAAGATTACCAATAGTTTGTCTAAATTTCACATAAGGGCATTTAGATGCCACCTTATCATCTAACATAGTTAGTTCTACACCATTCATTCTAGCCCATTCTTCTTCACTAACGTAATTACATTCCATCTCAAACGATTGTCTTCTGAAGGGAATAACCAAAAATAGGGGGTCACCATATTTAACAAGTTGATTATCCACATCAATATCGGTAGACATACCAGTCTTGATTTTATAATTCCACTCAAACATCCAATGCAATTGCAAAGGAGATACGTCTGTATGAACTATACCCTGAACAGATGTAAAATTAGATTTGTTTTGCCAAAAGGCATCCATTATCATAACAGAAATTCCTGGTTCTGTTTTTATAGTCCAAGGAGAAATAATTTTATGAAACCCTCCATAAAGAGGAGCATTTGGAATACCCTCTATTTGATTCATACCATGTAGAGAATATCCATTCTTATGATCACTATGATCATCAACCCAGTTTACATATAGAAAACCATCTTCTTCTCTAAAAACAAAATCTGCCCAAGATCTTATAACATATCCAGTCTTCAATATCTCCTGAACACCAGGACACTTTTTTATAGTGACCTTACCTCTATTTCTTTCAAGTTCTTTTATATTATCCGAATCTGATATGATTGGTGATTTTATTTTTTCAATTTGTATATCCGAAAACCATTTTGGAACTACTTTAGAAGCAGGCACTGGTTCTGGAATGATCTCCTTATTACTATATTTGGTATAGAATTGGATTTTCATAATCGGGATGATAGGATTTGAACCTACGGCCACTCGCTCCCAAAGCGAGTGCTCTACCAAACTGAGCTACATCCCGTAGTAGATTAAGTATACTACTTCTTGAATATTTTGTCAAATGGTTCCCAGTGTTCCCATCCGTACTTATGGATTGCCCACATTCCTAAGATGGGAACAAACACTAGGCACCAAGATAAGATGCCCAGTGTCCAAGGATTATTCAGAGTCCACGCGGCGAATTGTCCGGCTTGATGCATCATCTTTTTGTTTGTGTTGTTTTAGATATTTGTCACTATCACGTTGAGTTATAAGTGTCATACCAGACTTAATAAAGTCCTTGCTCTTGTCGGTGGGTGAGTTTGCCATCTGTTTGTCCGTTAGGGTAAACAGAACTTTTTACGGGGTTGCTATCCCGAATCACCTCAACACCTTGTGAGCAGTTCCATCACCATCATATTGATCGGTGTCATAATATCCACCCTTGGTTCCAAAGAACAAAGTTACGATCACAAATGGAACGCAAGAAAATAGTAAAAATTGTGCAAGTATCATGGGTTTTTGGGGTCAATTCCTAGTCTAATTAAGTATTCCATCCACCAGTCAGGATCTTTTTTAGTTCTCCATTTTGGTACTGGTTTGCCTTGTTCAGAGTAATACTCCTCAAGGGCCTTATCGATAGTCTGTGCGATCTCCATACTCCTCTTCCTCTTCGTCAACGTCAGCATATGCGTTGTCCAAATAGGGTCCTCGTTTTCTGAAGGGTTCTTGGGCAACATACTTCTTCTCCTCGTTAACAGCGGACATCCAAACAGCAATCTTCATTACTATGTAGATGATTGCGAGAGGCGTAAAGCACGCGATAAGAATAAGAGACTGTTTCATTAGTACGCACCGTGTAGTCCATAGACTACTAGAAGGGTTATCAATGTATATACTAAAAAGAAAACACGCATAGTGTGACCCATTACATACCTCCGTTTCTAAATCCGATTACATATCCAAGATAAACACCAGAGAGCCATGCAACGAATAACCATAATAAACTCTCTATGAATTGAATAAATTCAACGGCTTCTGCATTACTCATGATCGTCGTAAGTCATACGAGTATCCGAATCCCATTCGGGTTCGTACAGTGGGCATGGTTCTTCAAATAAATGACCCATCCTAAGTTGATGGATTCTTTCTCGGAGTTGTTTATAAAATTCTCTTTTTTCGTCCTTGTTCATTTGTCTTTTAAAAGGTCTTCGATCTGTTTACGTGTTTCAGACATCCTCTCTTGTTCTCTTTCAGCATGTCGATAACCATGTTTTCCGTGGAAAATAAAATGACCTTGGATAAACATGGTTACAGCAAATAGTATCGCAGTAATAATTCCAATCCAATCTACAACGTGATTTGTAGCCATGGTAGTAGTGGAGGAATGACGCCAATAAGTCTTAAAAGTCCTTCTGCAAATAAAGCAAGAACTACCCAACCAACACAGAAACTAATGATCGATGCATTACGATTGTGTTGACGGATTGCATCGTCAATCATTTCCTGACACTCTTCTTTTGTAATATAATGTTCAGGTTTCAGTTCCGTCATCCTGTGTGTCATTCTGTGTTGGTTTTCCCAGCATTTTATCTAGCGGGTCTGGCCCACCGCTTACAATTGCACAGGCTCTTTGATAAAACAAATTGTCTGTGTTACCAGATTCTTCAAATGTTGTCTTTACTCTCACCCAATTCTCGTAGGTGTATTTGTCCATTTGATAGGTATTTTATCGTACAATCTATATTGTAATTAGAGAACTTAAACTGTCAATAAATGTGATCATTTCTTAACACACATTAAGAAAATATAAAAACGGAGAGTGGGGGAATCGAACCCCCAAGGGTTTTAACACCTCGACGCTTTTCAAGAGCGGTTCCGTCACCTATCGGATTGACTCTCCAAGTATTCTTTTTCGTTTTGGTAGATCTTTTCTTCTCCAGTCCATAGTTTATATCCCTGTACTAAGTCAGGGATCAACCACTCATCGACTCGATAGCAATATTTCCAATTAACGGGTTGAATGCAGTTCATTACAACTACATTCCAGAACGCTACCAGATGTATTATTAGTGTTTGCATTCCAATGACGGATTACTCCGCTGATAATAAAAGAATTAGTGACCATATAAGAAACGAATATAACAGTCCGTATGCCAGCCACGTAGTTATCATAGGGTTCTGTTTTTTCATCAGAGAAACTCCCTAGTGAATACTTCCATATTTGAAAGAATTGTTTCATCGAACTTCAAAATCTAACTTGCGAACTTTTCGTGAACGTCTTGCTTCTTGATATGCAAGATCGCTTTGGGAAAGAACATTTTTACTTTCATTCTTCTTGTGCGAGTCTAACATGACCACTTGATCTAAGTCAACTGCACCAACTTTGTCATCCACAACCCTCATTTGATTAGGGCATCCACAGAACTGAACTTTACTACTACTTGTCAATTCTGTATTGCATTCTTTACATCTTACTCTTAACATTTGTTTGTACCTGTATGGGAGATACTGGGATCGAACCAGTGACAACCTCGGTGTAAACGAGACACTCTACCGCTGAGCTAATCTCCCTGGAGCGGAATAGGGGATTTGAACCCCTGACATTCAGCTTGGAAGGCTGACGTTCTACCACTGAACTAATTCCGCATGTGATTATTATAACGTGAGACTATATTAGTGTCAACCCCAGTTGTATTCTTTCCACTCTGAGATTGTAGTCTTTTCTAAGTCTAACATGACTTTACTGATTGGCGCTCTTGGCGTAGATTTTAAAACCAATCCAGCTTCTTTGAGAGTTTTACTACCTTTCTTTACATTACAGGATGAACATGCTGTTACAAGGTTTGTCCATGTATCATCACCACCCTTGGATCTTGGCCT